AAAAGAATTACGAAATATAATAAATTTAAAAGAGGTTGGTTAGTCAACTTCTTATTTTATTTAAATTAAAGAAGGAGTGGTACTTATTCCTAAAGTTACATATGGTACTGAAAAAGTACCACAATCTAAATTAAAAATAAAAAGAACTGAAATTACATGTACAAAATGCGGCTTAATCAAATCGGTAACTATAAATAATTTTTTCAAAACTGAAAATCCTTTATACAATGAATTTTTCCCAACCTGTAAAGATTGTATATATGAATTATATCAAGGATATATACAAAATGGTTCCGACATTAGAGAAGCTACTATAAAAATATGTGAATTATTAGATAGACCGTATATCGAAGATATATTTTTTTCTACATATGAAAAAGAAAAAGATAGTAAAAAATTATTAGGTGTTTATTTAAAAAATTCATCAATGCAACAATGGAAAAAACAAGGTATTTTAAGGTATAAAGATAGTATATTTGCTAAGAATTCTTCACAAAGTATGCAAACAATATTTGAAGATCAAACAAGAATATATAGTGAAGAATGGAATGGACGATATACACAAACAGACATAAATTATCTTAATCAATATCTTACAGGTTTACATGCGGATTTTAAAATTAATACAACAAGTTATAAAGATTATGCAAAAAAAATATGTTGTGCAAGTTTAGCTGTAAATAAAGCATATCAAGAAATGTTAGATGGTGTTAATGGAGCAGATAAGAAATATAAAGATTTGCAAGCCACATTTGACACATTATCAAAATCTGCTCAGTTTAGTGAAAATTCAAGATCAAGCATAAGTGCAGGTATTAATAGTATTTGTCAAGTGGTTGATAAAATAGAAAGTAAGACATGGATATATGAATTAGAAGAATTTGAAAAAGATGCAATTGAACATTTATTAGATCAATTTAATAATATTCAGAAATCATTATAGGTGATAATATGGCAGTATTTAAGAATTTTAGTCATAAAAGTAGACATATAAAGGATGGAGATTATGATAATTTAGATAGTAGTTTTAGTTATGATCCTATTAATAATGAAGGTGATGATCTTAATGATGAAGAATGGATAAAATTTATAGCATATTATCGACTTCATTTAGATAAGTTCGCCATAGAAATTTTGGGGCTAAAACTTCACCTTTTTCAGCGTTTAATACTTAGAGCAATGGCAAGATATCAATATATAATGTTAATTTGTTGTCGTGGGTTGGGTAAATCATGGATAACAGCTTTATTTTTTATTTGTTCTTGTATTCTTTATAAAGGTCTTAAATGTGGTATTGCTTCTGGACAAGGACAACAGGCTAGAAATGTAATTATTCAAAAAATAAAAGGTGAACTTGCTAATAATCCAAATATAGCAAGAGAAATTATTTTTCCAATTAAAGTAGGGTCGGATGATTGTGTTGTTAATTTTAGGAATGGTAGTGAAATAAGAGCCATTGTTCTTGGTAGGAATCAAGGGGATGGTGCTCGCTCGTGGAGATTCCATTATTTAGCAATAGATGAAGCACGACTTGTCCCAGATCAGATTATTTCAACAATTTTAATACCAATGACAAAAACTAAAAGACCTGTTGCTATTGATCATATGCAACCAGAAAAAGGTAAAGTTATTTTTATATCTTCAGCATTTTTAAAAACGAGTGATTTATATAAAAGATTTATTTATTTTGCTAATAAAATGAAGGAAGGAAATGAAAATTATTTTGTTTGTGCTTTAGATTATAAAGTTGGTATTGAAGCTATGATATTTGATGAGGATGATATTGAAGAAGAAAGAAATAAACCTGATACAACAGAAGAAATTTTTCTCTATGAATATTGTGGTCAATTTGTAGGGTCAAGTGGTGATAGTTATTATCCGTATGACGTTACAAATCCTTGCAGAGTACTTCCAACGTGCGAATTAGCACAGCCTAAAAAAAGTAAATCTCAGTATATAATAGTACATGATGTTGCAATTTCAGATGCAAAAAATTCTGATAATGCGTGTACTCATGTAATAAAATTAAAAGAAAGAAGTAATGGTACATATTATAAAGACGTTGTGTATACTAAAACCCATAATGGAATGACACTCCCAGACCAGAGGGATTTTTTAAGAGAATTGTATCACCTCAAATTTCCTAATACAATAAAAATAGTTATTGATATGCGTGGCAATGGAGAACCATTAACTATAGTGGCATAAGTCAGTGATGACTTAATGAAAACCTTGTGAATTTCTGGGAACTCCTATTATATATTCTTTAATCCTACATATGGTACAATATGAAGGAAGGAGGTATTTAAAATGCTACATGACACAAAAAAGTGTAATAAATGCAAAAATGAATACCCTGCAACAAAAGAATTTTTTTATTCTGATAAATCTAAAAAAGATGGATTAACAACAATTTGCAAAACATGTAAATCTAATAGGGAAGTTATATATTCTGATAATGATATTGGAAAAACAATAGATTCTAGCGATACTTATAAAGTTGGTATTTATAAAATAACCAACCTTAAAAATAAATTTATATTGGAAGTACCGTAAATTTATATAGAAGAAAAAATGAGCATTTAAAAGAACTAAGAAGTAATAAACATCATAATGCTCATATGCAAAATTCTTTTAATAAATACGGAGAGAGTATATTTGAATTTACAATTCAAGATATTGTTTTTGATTTAGAGTCCCTTGTTGAGAGGGAGCAATTTTGGATAGATTACTATAAAAGCAATGATAAAACTATAGGCTACAACATTAGAGAAAAGGCTGAAAGCAATGTTGATTTGGTTGCTTCAGCGGAGACAAGACAAAGAATATCTAATGCTAATAAAGGAAAAATAATTAGCGAAGAAACAAAGGTTAAATTATCAATTGCTAATATAGGTAAAAAATATTCAAAGTCAGAAGAAACAAGACTTAAATTGTCGATTGCTCATAAAGGGAAAATATTTTCTCAAGATACTAAAAATAAAATGAGTATAGCTAGAAAAAAATATTTGAAAGAAAACCCTATCACAGATGAAGAGAGAAAAGTAAGAAGTAAAAGCAAGATGGGAGAAAATAATCCTAATTATGGAAAGACCGTCTCCAATGAAACAATTCTAAAATATAGCAAACCAGTATTGCAATATGATAAAGATAATAATTTCATAAGGGAATATATAAGTATAGGTTCTACCAAAGAATATGGATTTGACCCATCAACTATTGCAAAATGTTGTAAAAATAAGTTAAAACATCATAAAGGATATTATTGGATATATAAGGACAATCAGAAGCCAAGCTCTTATGTAAGAGAAGGTTCAACGACTATCGAAAACGCCAATTAGCAATAGGTAAATAGGGTTAATTGGGAAGTTAGTAGAGTACACCATAAGCGATTGATGGTGGAAGCGCAAGGGTTCTTATCTTTAGCCTAATAGATAAGAATATGATATAGTCTGGTCTTATAGGTAACTATAAGAAGTTTAAAAACTGCATAAATTTAGCGTATTTATGTGAACATAAACGTACCGAGTTTGTTTTATGAATCTTGGGAATATAAAGATGAAAAAACTAAAGAAATATTAGAATTTCCTCCTTTAGTATTAGATGATGATGAAAAAGGAATGAGTATAAGAAATGCTGTCCCGATAATTAGAGGAATAACAGCAACTCAAGGTAGTAATAATACAATGCATACTTATCTTAAAGCTAGTTTTGAAAATAGATCTCTAAGGTTATTAAAACATTCTACCGAAATGGATGAAGCTTATAAATCAGATCAAATTAGCGTTGAAGAATTTGCAATGTATATACAGATAGATTTAATGATTCAGGAATTATCTAATATTAAGCAAACAATGAGTAATTCTGGTAATATCATTTATGATCGTATTTTAAAAACAGTTAAGAGAGACAGAGCAACAAGTTTAGCATATGGCATTTCTATAGTTAATGAAATGGAAGAAGAAAACAGGAAAAATCAAACCGATTCAGATTATGATTTTGTATTTTCATACTCATAATCTGAATTAAATACTAAATATAAATATTTGTTTATATATTATATATTCCTTAAAGAAAGGAGGTTTTAATTTGCAAGAAAATCCCCAATTAGAAACAGAAATAAATTCAAAAACCACTCCCCCACTCTCTAATTCTAATGAAATAGAATTAAATTCATTATCATATAGTTCATTTTCATTAGGTAGATTAGATACTGACAATGTATCAATGAGTGATTTAAAACAATATGTCAAATATCC